TCATCTGAACCAAAAATACTTGTAACGATAGAAGCAAGTAATGGCAGACCAAGAAGATCAGCAAAACCTAGTTCAGGCAAATCTGATTTTGATACTTTGACAGGAGCTGCTCCTGCACGACTCTCACCTCTAGCGCGTTGTGCTTCGCGACGATTCTCTTCAGCAAGCGCCATATCAGTCTGACGATTTCTGTCTTCAATATCAGCTCGACCTATCATAAAATCAAGCATTTGATTCAATGCAGAATTAACACCTATGAGAACAGAACCGATTGACTTAAGATTATTAAGACTTTCAGTTTGAGTTGATAAAACGTTTTTATTGACGGTAATTATTTCTTCTACGTACTGACGTACTGTAGCAATATCGTCGCCAATTCTTTTACCGTCTCCGTTGACGCTAGGTAGTGTTGCCTCAGCCATTTTTTGCTAACCGTTCTCGTTCTTGATCTAAGTGTTGTATTAACATATTTAGATAGATGTCTCTCTCAAATGGTATCATCTCTTCTAATTCGGTCAACGAGTACTTGTGGTACTGCATCAAGGCAAAATTAACATAATAAAGGTTAGCCAAGCTGTCGTGACCGAGGCTTATCCGAAAAAACCCTGTAATCCTTCGATAGTAATCTTCTCTTCTTTACCACACTTATCACACTTGTATACAAGCTTTTGTCTAAGTTTAGGCATAGTATTAAAGAAGTTCATTACTTTTTCAAATTGCTTTTGACCTAAATCTTCAAGCCATTCTTTTATTTCTGGTTTAGTTGTATCTTCATATACTTGTTCTTTGTCAAAAATATACTCAACAGAATCAGTTAAAAACTCAAACACATCATCAAGATTATTTGTATTCAAATTGCCAAGCCGTCTTGCTGTATCTAGTGATGGATATTTTAATTTAATACCTACATCATCAGTAATCATAATCTTATCTGTATGACCTTCTGTTCTCTCTAATTCTACCTTATCGAGATCAATAGGAACTTCTTGCACGTGTTTACATGCTGGATCTTCTCCACCATGTCTGAAGCGCAGGGTAACAACGTCACCTACAGACTTAGCACGCAGTTTTAAGAACAAATATTCAATATCAAAATAAGATAAAGATGCTACATCAACATCTTCTCTAATGCAAGCTGATAATACCTTAACAACCGCATTAATAATTTCGTTTTGCTCGTTGCCCTCCATAGCCATATAGAGAGCTTTTTCTTCTTTAACCAAGAACGGTCTAAAGAAAACTTTTTGACCAGTTGATAGGATTGTCGCTTCAAATTCAGGTGATGCAATTTTAGGTAAAGCCATGATGCCTCCAGTTATATAAAATTAAAATGGCGAAGAAAGATTCACATTAATATCACTAGTACTTACGCTAACACCACCACCAGTAGCATTGCCAATCGCGTTATTCAAACCACCAACAAGTAAGTTGGTAGCAGAGTTTCTAATACTACTTCTAATATTGTTACCAGCATTATTAAAGTTTAATGCAGGTGCTGGTGTATAAGGAACTGAACTTTCAATAAAATGTAAGTATGAGAATTGAACTGTCACTCTATGTACATCTTCGCTTGCCCAGCTTAGCGGCATAGAGTTAACAATCGTAGGATATACCTCAACAAGTGTTACTTGGTGAGATAACTCACCTTCTTCTGAGTATTGATTAATTACTACAGTTCCAATATAGTCTTTATAGTAACCAATTTTCATGTTACGTTGATACGGCTGATTAGTATTATGTTTACCGATAACAAGACTCTGCCAGGCTGTAAATAAAACCTTTTCTGCTAAGTCAGTACCGCAAATAAATGACATAGTTACTTCAGGATAGGTTACATCATAACCAATCTTATGAGTTAAACCACCACCGTATGGTTTATATGTAATAGTCTGAATTGATCTACCTGGTATTTCTGCAGTATCTGCTCTAAAGCCAAGAGTACTTACAGCAGCTGCTCCTCCAACAGGAAATGTCATTCTTGCCGGAAAAGAAACCCAAGCTTCAAAATTGGATTGCTTAGCAACGCCTCTTTGATTGAGTCTACTACTAAAATCGTCTACGTTAAAACCCATTAGCTTGCTTTCCTCAGACTATCTGTGTATACTTGGCTTGCGCTTGCTTTTTGGAATCTCTGTAACGGCATGAATAAAGCCATATCCCATTCCACAGGATCAATCTTAATACGTCTAGATTTAATATGACTATTCAAATAATGTTTAACGCAAGGTTTAAATAATTTATACCTAGCAGAGCTCTTTAATATTTGATAACTCAAACCAAGTTTAGTTTTTTCGTCATAACGAGTATCAGATGCTAGAGTATATAAAGCATCCATTAACATTGCTCTCTGTCTAAGAGGCAGATAATGTAGGTTAATACCTAAGAAGCCTTTATCTCTAGGCTCAATTGGAAATACTAGTGGGAACGCATCGTAGTAAGGAAGCTTTCGTTTTAATTTGGGGTCATATTGAAATAGCATCATCTGACCGATTTCATATCTACGCACAACCTTAGATTGATTTTCGCGCATCAATTTAGTTGGTGTTACATCAGTCTTTTCTGCTTCATTGCGATACCACTCTCTAGCCGCACGGGTGCGCGCAGGGATTTGATTAGCTTTAACCCCTTTTGTTAGAATAGTATCAAATACGTATGCGACCATTAGTAAGAACCTTATTTGTAGATAAGATTATTTATCTTATTTTCTACCAAGTTCTTTTTCAGTTATAATTTGAAAATTCCACTTTTTGTCCTTACAGTACTGTTCAGCAGCCTTCCATTTGGCTTCATTGACAAGATATGTGGTTACTTCATTGAGATAACGCTTTGTTTTACGTTTTTGTATTTCTGGAGGTTTTGTTTGCTTAAAAGGCTTTACCTCTACAAGCGTAACACCTATAGTACCATCTGCTTGTTTTGCTTTGACAATAAAATCGACAAAATATCTATGATAACGACCATCGATTGGTGATCTATACGGCACGATAACCTCCTCAGAACCCCATTTAACAATGTTAGGGTTACTATCAAAATAAACCATACATTGTCGCTCCCAAGAACTACGATAAATTATGTTTGTTGGATCGCCTAAATATTTGTTAGGATACTTTGGTCGAAACTTACCTTTATAAGTCATAACGAGAAAAATAAATGCCAGTAGTTAATGCAAACGTAGATGTTAGTGGCGCACTAAGTGCGCTTTTAAGCTTTGCCTTTGGAGGTGGAGGTCAATCCTTTCCATCAGATTTAAGAGGTCACGGGCAGAACTTTATACTATTTAGGGCGTTGAAAGACTATCAATTGTCTCGCACAGCAGCGCCTTTGAAGGCATCAGTAACTAATATTGCTCTACCTCTACCAGGTAATTTGTCAACATCTTATAACGCCCAATATTCGAATGAAGCTATTGGAGCTGTTGGTAAATTAGCTGCAGATGTTGCAGCAGGCGGAGGCGGTGCACAAGGTGTAGCACAAAGACTGGTAGATAAGTTTACTAATGATGGCGGTAGAGATGTTAAAGGTGCTCTTTTAAACCTAGCATCAACAGCTGCAGACCCTGCAATTGGCGCATTAGCTGGCTCAATTGGTGGCTTAACCGGGGCGGCTGCCGGTGCAATTGCAGCTCAAGCAACAAAAGGCTTAATGGCAGGTGCAGGTGTTGCTCGTAACCCCCACCTTGCGACATTGTTTACTGGTACTAACTTTAGACAACACACATTTCAGTATAAACTGGTGGCGCGCGATGCGGCAGAGTCAAGAACATTAAGATCAATTATTAGGTCATTTAAATTTCATATGGCACCTGCATATAGAACAGCGGGTCACTTCTTTGACTATCCAGAACAATGGGATATTGATATTGTGGGTGGTAATTATTTATTCGATATTGGTGCTTCTGTACTTACTCAGTTCGATGTTGGTTATGGTGGTGAAGGAGCTGCTTACCACTTTGAAGATACAAACGCTCCATTCAGCGTCACGCTATCACTTACATTCCAAGAAGTTGCAATTACTACTAAATCAGAAATCTTGGTACAGGGTAGATAACAATGGCTCATTATTTTAAATATTTTCCTACTGTAGAATATGATATTAAAAAGAATGGTAAACCAATTACCGTTCCTAATATCTTTGTCGGATTAAAAGTACGAGACCTAGTACAAAGAAAAAAAGCTGTATTTTACGAATATAATGTACAAGAAGATGAGCGCGCAGATACTATCGCATTTAAGTATTATGGCGATGCTACACTTGACTGGGTTATTTTTCTCACTAACCAAATAATTGATCCGCAGTTTGAATGGCCATTAGATAGAAGATCTTTAGATAATTATATCACTAAAAAATACGGCAGTCTACAATCTGCGACAAGCACTGTACATCATTACGAACAAATTTTACAAGCACAAACCACAACTTATGATGGTATTACTGTACCGGAAAGAACTGTACAAGTAGACGAAGCCACCTATAATTCACTTGGCGGTAATGAGCGTAAAGTAATTTATAATTATGACTATGAGCTTGATCTTAATGATAAAAAAAGAGAAATTAAGCTATTAGACGAGCGCTATATTATTAACCTTATTAACTCGATTGAAGAAGAGCTTGCATAATGGCAGCACCCCAAAATTATAGACCAGGTGCATCAGAATATGAAGTTATCCTTTTTAACCATAAGGATGAATATTCTGACATCTCTAGAATTGTGGCTGAAATTAATATATACGAGGATATTTTTAGTAATGTCGTTAAAGCTGATTTTTTAATAGATGACTCACAAGGTCTTACTGAATCGTTACCTATCGTAGGTGATGAATATATTGAAATGGCTATCAGAGCCAGCGTAGATGCGGAAAAAATAAGACTTAAGTTTAGAGTATACAAGCTTGATAAAAGATTGATTGCAAAAGAGCGCCAGCACCAGTATGTGTTAAGAGCTGTTTCAGAAGAGTTAATTGATAACTTATTAACTATTGCAGATAACTATTACGTTGGTAAAAAACCAAATGAAATGGCTCAAGCTATTTTCGATGAGTATCTAAGCGCTGGTGGAAAAACATTAGACGCAGAGCCATGTGTTAACTTGTTTACAGCTACAGGTGCTAGACATCACCCTATTGAGTTTATTAATTTACTTACTACCGAAGCTCAGTCAGAAGAATTTCCTGATTCTTCTTTCTATTTGTTCTGGGAAACACAAAAAGGTTTTAACTTTAAGTCAATTAATAAACTATTAAATGAGAGCCCGGTAGAGAGTTACTACTTGGCTGATCCTACCGCTGGTGAAGAAATTTCTCAAGATAAAGCTAGTATTAAAAAATATCAAATTATCACTGCTATGTCTTTTGACAGATCTTTTGATATAATGAAAGGTCTAACTGGCGGTATGTTAGATACTACTGTTGCGTATATTGATCCTATTATGAAAAAATATGAGGAATTTACATTTTCTTATATTAAAGATTTTGATAAACTCGACAGTATTGCTGGTACTGACGGTAAAGGTGGTGGTAATCCTATTCTACCTAAAGAGATTGGTAAATATATTGAAACAAACGGAACATCTCATATGAGATTGATTTCTACTGATTTCAATGATGAAGATACACAAACACTAGATGGACGTATCACAGAAGCAGCCGATCCTCATAAATTTCATAGTAGTAAAAGATGGAAATACTATCATAATGGTGTAGCGTTATTACAATCATTACATCAATATACGATTAATATTACTGTACCTGGTAATTCTGATATTAAAGCTGGTGATCTAATTAATATTTTTATACCGGAAAACTCACCACTAATGACAGATGATGCGATAAAATATATCAAATTATTTGGACAGATATCTCCAAAGTTTTTAGTTACAGCTGTAATGCATAACTATAAACAGACTACAGGTGACTATTATACTACAATTCAAGGTGTCAAGCAATCATTCGCTATTGAAGCGAAGGCACCAGAAGGAGCTTAATTATGCAATTTGAAAAAGAATTTATGGGTAAAGATTTTACTTGGTTCATTGGTGAAGTTGAAGATCGTGATGATCCGTTGTTTCTTGGACGTGTACGTGTAAGATGTTTTGGATGGCACACATTAGATAAAAGTTTAATACCTACAGACAAACTACCCTGGGCTAATACAGTCCAACCAGTTACTGCACCGGCAACGGTATCCTCCGGTCTTAAACCGGGTACCTGGGTATTCGGTTTCTTCATGGATGGCGATAGAGCTCAAAAACCTATGGTGATGGGATTAATTCCTGGATATACATTTAACTCACCCGGTCAATCAGACGTTCCTACTGCGGGTAGATTTGAAGCAGACTATCCTGACGCCAATGTAGAAAAACGTAAAGCAGATCAAACAACAGGTATTGTAATTGATCCAGCAACCGGAGAAACTTGGGATGAACCAGCTGATCCAGAAGATTCTGAATATCCTACTACACAAGTAATTCAGGCTGAATCCGGTCCATATACTATTTACAATACTACAGGTAGATATGCAACCTATACTCCGTCAGGATCATATATGGAGATTCAAGCAGGCGGTGATGGTACATATAAGATTGTAACTGATAAATATACATTAGTGGGCGGAAGTGATTTTATGGATGTTGGCGGTACAGTCAACATGACCGTTGGTGGAGATGTAAATTGGAATATTGGTGGTGACTGGACAGTTAATGTTGGCGGTAATGTTAAACATACAGTTGGTGGTAATGTAGACGAGACATACGGCGGTAATCAAACAACAGCAGCTGGTGGTAACGTTAAAGTAACCGGTGCTAAGATTGATCTGAACTAAGAGGTACAAATGGCTGTTACATTTACTCCCGGTAGCACTGACCTTGGCTTTATTACATCAGGTGATATTTTTTCATTTGAGTTTAGTGCTACAGCAGAACCGACTGACGGCGTGGTAACTGCTGTCACAATAACACCAAAGTATGAAGAGACAACACCTGACAGGGTTACGATCGCTAATGGTGTTGAAAGTGCTACTATTAGTGGTGCGTATACAAATAGTCTATGGCCTCAAACTACAACAACTTGGTTAGCTAAAGGTGAGTCAGACAAAACTCAAACCCCTGATGTGGTTAAAGGAACATCGAGACCGCCTGAGAAATTTTTAATTAATTTAACACCTGATCCTACTCAAATACTAGATCAGGAATATGTTGTAACTGCAACAACATCTTTATCGGGTGATTTTTCTGAAACATTTACATTAGAGTTATACCAAAATTATACACCATATAAAGATTATATTGACGGTTTAAAAACATCTGGAGGGTTGAAAAACTAATGCCTGCTGTAACTAGATTGGGAGATACATGCACTGGACACGGATGTTATGGTGGACGGCCAAGTACAAGTGCTAGTCCAAACGTTTTTGTGAACGGTATTGCTGTTCATAGACAGGGTGACTCCTGGGCGTCACATTGTTGTGGCGCATCTTGTCACGACGGTGCTTTAGCTGCGGGTAGCGGCACAGTATTCGTCAATGGTAAACAAATGGGTCGAATTGGTGATCCTGTAGACTGCGGTTCTGCTGTAGCTGCTGGGTCTGGTAATGTTTTTGCTGGAGGATAGCATATGACACATGATTTAATGGTTTCTTTATTTGAAACATACGTAACAGAGAATGAAAAGTTTGAAGGTGGTAATAAGACTGCGGGCACGAGAGCAAGAAAAGCTTTATCTGAACTAACAAAACTTGCAAAGACACGTAGAGCAGAGATACAAGACAAGAAAAATAATGATAAATAAACGTAAACGATAGGAAATAACAATGGCGCGCTCTTCCGGCTCTGTTAACCCAATTACAAACGATGTAGTTTTTAGTGATCTCGGATTGTCTTTAACGGCACATCCAATCACTAAGAAACTACCTGTGTATAAAAATGCAGAAGCAGTTAAACGTGCTATTAAAAACGTTATTTTAACAAGTCGTTTTGAAAGACCATATGAGCCTTTGTATGGTTGTAATGTTTATGATCAGTTATTTGAGCTGTTTGATCCTATTGCAGAAGCAAACTTAAAAGCTGATATTCAAGAAGCAATTGAAAACTACGAGCCTCGCGCTATTGTACAAGAGATTAACGTAAGAGCTAATAACGATGGAAATGAATTAAATGTTACTGTTCATTTTCGCGTCATCAATCAAGCAGAGCCTACCGAACTGCAAGTTGTAATACAGAGAACAAGATAAAATGGCAGCTAATAACGCATTACAACTATCAAGTATTAACTTTGATGGTATTAAGAGCAACTTAAAAGTGTTTTTACAGAATCAGACTGAGTTAGAAGATTACGATTATGAATCTTCAACGATGCAAATTCTGTTAAACCTGTTAGCATACAATACATACATGAATTCCTACTATTTAAATATGGTAGGTAATGAAATG